GTCTTGCTGATCGTAGTCGGCCAAGCTGTGCAGTTGGTCATTGTATTTGTCACAACTAGGCTCGGCCAGTCAGTTACGTACAGTTGCGTTGCATCCTTGTTAGCTTTCCTGCATAGTACCGCTGTCACGATTGTGTCAACGAGGTTGTCAAATCCATCGTCTAGATTCACTGAGCCATGGCGATTTACTATCGCGTTTGGTAAACTAGCCCCGACATCTCTCCTATATTTGTCTATCTGATTTTTCGTCGCGAAGATCCTCATTTTGTGCTCCCTGAGCTGTTTCAATATGATGGCATTTTTCTTTTTATTTATGGCCTTTATAACTGCTGTGTTCCTCTCTACGTGCACGTCTGGTGGGATCATTAGACCTTCTATCTCTTTAATGTCGACTATTCCCCCTATTGTCAGTGGCGCTTTGCTAATCTCGGGACAGTGTCTAAGAATTATTTCTTCCAGCTTCTCGCCGGCACAATGTAGAGTCTTGCCGAACTGCCAGCTTGCTCTTTGTCTGTCAATGTCCAACATGTGGTTCACGAACGTAGCCAACTCTCTCACCACCCAGTATTTGTCCGACACTGGGATTTTCTTAGTGTCCACGCTCCACACGACTGGTGGGCTGTACTCCATTAAGGCTAGACACGGGTAAGACCCCAACAACACCATTACCGGACAAAATCGGCCGTCCACGCTTCCTGTAATCCTTTTGGGTGAAGCCACCACATTCCCAAATATTTCTCTAGCTTTGTCGTAATTTATTTTAAGGTGTGCCTCGTTGAACTGATCATATTGATTGCACCATGCCCAGGTCGTGTGTTCACCGACGATACTCTTCTCGATTAAATCCGTAATGGAGTTCTTTCCTGCGTTTAGTCTGTCCATGAACATGCCATATTCAAAAGATCTGTCATCGAAGTTAACGCCTGGTATGGGCGACCAGGTACAATTGTGATCATCTATTAACAGCCTGTTTTCCACGTCTCTGGCTCCGAACCAAGATAGTATACATGTCACTATCGGTATGAAAGCTTGGTCTTCATCATAATAAATCGTTCTGAACCACCATTGTTTGTACATGGAGGTCACGTACAAGATCGGTTCATTGTTGACAGAGAACAGTAGGTCTGAACAATACGTGCAACCCCCTGTTCTGGTTATGTTCAATTCAGTGTGAGCGGGTCCGTCCAAAGTCATGGTTGGGCTCGCGCTCGTTAAGCCGGATACTATATGACTTAAAATTCTTAACCTCGTTAGGCTCCTGCCTGTCATTACCACCTTAGTTGTCGCGCAGTGGCTCACATTCACTTTCGGACTATCATCTGGCCATGAACTCGAGCACACGCACAGCTCGGAGCACTGTTTAACAGACTTACACGCTGTTTCTGCTGCTTGTGTTACGCCCGTTGTAACCCTTTTCGTTATGCTAGCCAGTATGGACCCTGGTTTTGCGTTGTCTGCCGGTCCAGGTCCTAGAAGCAAGGCGGGGGTGCCAGAGGATAGATCTATGTTGGTTCTCGAGTATCTTACGCCGGTAACTTCCGATATCACCGACTCTATCTTCCCATACAGCAGATTGTTCATCCCCAGGGGCAAGTTCGTTATCACGCGATATAATGCTCTTTTGTGGTCGAATTCCACTTCTATTGGCACGCCGAAGTGCGTACCGCGCACCCTGTTGTAGTGGTCAGCCCAAACATTTTCCACTATGGTCAGACCGCTCTGGTTTAACCTTGCATCCGCCATCTCTCTTATTGATGAAAAATCTTTGAGTGTTGACTGTAGAACT